GAAAGTTCCTCGTAAACCCATGTCTCAAGAAGAGGCAGTAAGTCTCGCTTCTGATTATGGAGGAGGTGCAGGAAAGGAATACATCAAGCCACCTGACTATCAGAAAATTGTTCAAGAACTACAAGAGGTTAATCAGAAAATCGCTGAAGTTTATGACAAGCATAGTGACAATGAAGAGAAGTTCCTTGAGGAAAGGAAGAAGATTCTAGAAGAGCAAAAGCAACTAATGGAGCGTGTTCAACAGTGATTACCAGAAAGCGATGTGTTCTATGCAACCATGAAGACCGCGAGCAGTTTGAGCGGGAACTAGAGAACATGGAGACTACCCCTGATGCATTGGATGAGAGGATGGGTTGGGCTAGTGGCACATCTAGTAAGCATCAGAGAAACCACATGGGACACTTCCACAATTCATCCAATCCAAAATGCGTTATTTGCACTAGTCCCATAAGAGTTCAACTAGAAGAGCAACTTCATTCGGGAGAGGTAGTGGTAGCGGAGGTCGCTACTTCACAGGGTTGCACCGAGGCTCAGGTATTGAGGCACATGAAGAATCACTTGCAACCATTAGTCCAGCAGTCTGCTGCGAACCTCATTGCAGTGAGGGAAGTGAATGAGATAGATTCCCTGTCAAAGAACATCAACAGGCTAGATGAGAAGATAGACATTCTCTTCCGAGAGGAGGAGATGGATGCGAAATACATTGATTCCCTTACTAAACTAGCAAAGGAGATTCGTGAGAGCCTGAAGTATCTCATGGAGTTCAAGGGCAAGTTAGTCCACAAGAGGCAAGACACTATTATCGTTCATCAGATGCAAGTAATCAAGGAGGTTCTAGCACAGAATCATCCCGAAGTTTGGCTAGATGTCAGAAAGCAAATGGAGGAGAAGATGCAATGAGTTGGCAAATTATGTTGAAAAAAGAAAATCCGCCAACATGGGATGCGGCTGAATTTTTAACGGGGAAAGACAAGTCGAATCTTTATTGCACTCAACACAAATATGGCCCTATTGACGTTTGGTATGATTGCCAAGATTGTCTTCAGGAGTTTAGTAAAAAATTTCCCGATGAAGATAATTATCAAAAAAATAAGCGCATATTTCTAAATGATAATAGAAATAGGTGGAAGTGGATAAGAGAAACAGAATGGGAGGAAATGCAATGAGTTGGCAAAGCGTTTTCATTAATCCCTTCAAGATTAACAAAGAGGATGGAATAGATTGGTTTGAAATGCTAAAGGATATTGAACTTCCTGATGAGTTAAATGCACCCGGTAGGTTCAATGAGCCATTTCCTCATGAGGGTGAAACACTCAAGTTTTGGTTGGATGCCTGTAAAGAACTCATAAAGGAATTCCCTAATGCAACTTATACCACTACATGGAATAAGAGTCAGAACCTACACTATCTTACTTTTAGAGAAGGTAGTGGGGATGACTCTTCTTGGTTGAGATTGTCCGTCATGCTACTAGGTGAGAAGAACACTGTTGCAAAGGCATACTTAGATACTAACTTCTCTTCCGATACTGCGAGGCAGGTTGTTTCTGACTTAGTTAGAAAACTAGAAACCTTGCCGGAATACAAGAAGGTGGTATACTAATGTCATGGGAAGACGAAATCAAAAAAGTTGGAACTGAATGGACATTTGACCCTAAAAGCCTAGCAGACCACCAAAAGCCAAAAGTTCACTATAGTGGGTCTTGTTTCGCTTGCCACAAGTTGGTTCAAAGAGGGATGGCTTGCCCTGAAGGGAAAGGCCCACCTTCTTCAAACAGTAGATACGCCCAAGATGGTTGTGCTATGCAAATACCTCTAAAGAAGATGGAATCAAAAGCACTTGAGTTGATTGATGAGATAAAGAAGGAATCGGTGAAAAGCAATCCTATTCTTCCTATCAGCATCGGTCCAGAGCAGACTCTAACGATGATAGATAACGGACTACTAACATCTAGAACGACTAGTAGGCATATGAAGAGACTGTTGAATATGTCTGCTTGGGATGAGAAACTACTCAATCCTCTTGTCCTTAATCCCAAGGTAGATGTTGAGGAAGGTGACTTGGATAAGGTCAAGGAATTGGCTCAGGAGGTTTTAGATGCTCTACCTTCACAAGAAACCCCACAAATAAGTAGAACGGATGAAATAAACGAACTATTACAAGAAGCAGTCAATGGGAACCACCAGAATTTCCTAGATTATTTTGATATGGGCAAAATAGGTAGAAGGACATTCTTTGATAGAAAGAAAGACTTCATTGCTGCTAGAAAGGAATTCGATTCCAATACAACTGGCACTACATTCAGCGATTATCTGAATCAGAACCCTGAGTTTAGGAACCAAGTGAAAGAGACACTATACCAAACTTCAGATACAGCCTTTGATGAGGAGAAGGCCAAAATAAACAAGGATGACTTAGACCCTCACTTGACTTCCTATTTGGAATTCATAATGACAGCACCCATGTCAGCCAATTTGCGACTTGCTGCTTTCCCTAAGAAGAAGAATGGGAAGGCCTTCAAATTGGCTACTGATAGATTGAGGATAGTTCCTGCTTTACTGCATATTATGGGTAAGGAGAAGTTAGAATTAGATGAGACTGATTTCTCTTATCGAAAGGAAGGTAAGATGGTGCAAGGCATTTCTATGAAAGCGCAGGAAAGAGCCTTACTACAAACCCTTACTGAAAATTGGTCTAAGGCTAAGACGGATGATGTTTTACAACAAGCATTCAATGACATGGTTTCTGTTAGTGGAAAAACTAGAAGAGGATTAGATGACTTCCTTAGAGAAATGAGAAATCCTACTGTAGATAAAAACAAAATTGCATCTCAGGCATACAAAGATAGGTCTAAGGAAAAGGGAATTATTTCTATGACAATACCTACTCAAGACTGGGATGCGGTAAAGGAGTTCTTGACAGAAGGAATGCCTCTTAGAGGAACAGATAAGGCAGGATACAAGGCTGCTAGAGAAGAAATGAATTCTCATTTGCCAATTGGCTCATACACAAGGGCTAGGCAGATTTCAAGAGATGCTAACAAAGACCTTGACGGTAGAACAGGAACAAATATCCTACTTGACATGAAGGGAGATGCAGTCAAGATGAAACTCTCCAATCCTGATGATATTAATCACCCGTTTATTAGTAAACTGATTTACTCGACTGGTAGGACTAGGGATATCATGAGGGAAAGATATTCTGAGGATACTCCTGAGAAAGAGAATTGGAAAAAGAGCAAATCACTAATGACAGATGGCAAGTTCAACTCACAAACTCTACTAATGGAAGATGTTGTGGAATTGGTTGCTTTGATGGAAAGCGGCTACAGCAACAAATACGACATTGGTATGAAGAAAGACCGACTCATGAACTCTAAGGACTTTGAGAAGGACTTAGAGCAACTAATGCAAGCGATTGAAACTAATTTCCCTACCGTCATTGGAGATTTCAAGGAAGCATTGAAAGATACTATTGTAGAACAATATACTAGAAACGAACAAATTCGTGGATTTGTGGATGGAGTGACCTGATATGTTTCAATTTACAAAAGAGTCCCTATCTACCTATCTAGATGAAGGAATTGATGGAATAGAAGACGAGATAGTTGAAGGTCTAAGTGACCTGAATGTTCCTGATGCCAAGATAAACGAGCAGGTTGACGTTGAATTGGAAAATGCTGAGAAGGAACTTGCTAGTAATAGAGAGAGGGCTAGTGAAGCAGCCGACATTATCATTGAGAGAGCAATGGAAACCGCAACATCCGTCACAGGAGAACTAGAAGACCACCCTTCAGATTTATTCATAATTGCCAATGAAAGAGCAGAAGTCAATCCCAAACTAATACTCCTTGGAGGACAGAAGGGATTGAATGCTAATGCAATGAAAACAGCAATCAAGGAACTCGCTCCTCAAGTAGATGACATACCTGATTTTGGTCGCAATGTGAAACAACAGGTTCTAGAAAAATTGAATGCTCTATGGGAATCTTCTGACTATGGCGCACTACAAGCCCCGTTATTGGGTGGAACAAGCAAACCCACTAAGACTCCAATTGGTATGGAAGAGGGAGTTAAGGTTCCAAGAACCTCCTACAGGAAGTTCTTCAATAAGTTCACTATAGACGGTAAGTCCCTGAAAGGAAAGAACATCGCATACTTAGGTGCAGTTGGAAAATTAGACAACCAAAGGCTAAAGGTCACTGAAACACTATCTCCTCAAGAAGCGGAAGAACTTTCTGATACAATTCAGGAATACGCAAATGATTGGAACGAACAGGCTCTACTCAGACCCCTCGTTGATAAATTGGGTTCTTTGTTTGACGAAGATACCGTAACGATATTCGACATACCCATAGATGATTTCGTGAACTCCTTGGATTTGAGGGATGTCTCTAGGAGAAAGTCAATCTACAAGTATTGGAAGGACATATCTAGAAAGAAGAACGAATTCAATGCTAGTATTGCTAGATTAGATACTGCACTTAATGCCTATGATGGAGTAGAAGGCATTCCTGATGAAATGAAATCTATCATTGACAGAAAACCTGACCTTAACAAAATACGAGGGGATTCTGGTTCATACATAGTTGAGATAAACACGCAGGAGGCTGGAATCAAGGAGGCTCTAACTGTAAAGCAATTGGAGAATGTGGATTTGACTGCAATTAGACTACTACTAGATTTACTTGCTACTAGGGAAGAAGCCGAGCAAATTGATAATGATGCTCAAGACAATGCAATGGTTGCTTACCAAAGGTGGACCGGAGAAGGAACACAAGGACAAACCGATGCTGAAATAGAGGAATCATCGAGTAGAGGCCGAATAAGTGAATCAGAGTTAGATGCGATAGATGCCAAGATGGTTAAGAATTTCGTGGATATCCAAGTTGACCCTCTAATGAAATATGCATTAGACAAACCGGGCAATGAGATACTATCCGTATCATCCCCGACTTTTGAGAAGGAAATGAGGGAAGTCAAGAATGCCATGCTGATGTATGCGAAGATGGGAGACATTATTCTGATAGATGAGGATAATGTCATGAATGAAGTAGAGCAAATGGCTAACAAACTTGAGAGGGAAGCAGCGATAGGAGATACGGTTGTTCACCTACCATACACTGAACACATTAGAGATTTGTTTTTCACTAGAGTTGGAGGCCGAAATCCCAAGGCTAAATCGTATAGAACTAGTGTAGCAGGTGACTTCGACAAATATGAAGACCATGAGAAAGTCATTCTGGAATTCCTACAATGGATGAGGCTCTTCGTAGATTATGCAGAAAGCACTCCAGAAGGAACAGGTCAGTCTTCAATGGAACAAGAAGCCCAACCAAGAGTCACAACTCCAAGCCCAGCATCAAGTAGCAAACCAGTCGGACTAATGTATGGTAGAGCGGCTTCTAGAAGAAAAAACCCCAGAGTTCCTATTGCAGCATTAGATAAAAATTGGAAGAAAGCCAGTCCAAATAGAAAGGCCACAAATGCTTCAGAGCAACTTGTGACTGCATTTAATGATGCCTTCAAGAAGACCCTTGAATACTACATTGCACCTTGTTTCAGTAGAATGATACCCTTTGACAATCAGCCTAAATGGTCTATGGGAGCAGCCGCCACATCCCTTGGTAAGAATGGAGATGAGAATTCCATGCTGACAATAATGCTCACTAGAGAAAAAGAAGTTGGTATGAATACTCTAGATGACTTAGAGGACTTTGAAGTTATAATCAGGGCATTGAGGAGAGTAAACAACCCAAAGAACACTGCTAACATTGACACTCTGAAAACTTACTGGGAAACGGTAGTTGAGAAAGTGACTGAAATTCTAGGTGGTGGTTCTGATGTCAAGAGAAACGCCATAGTCGAAATAGGCCACGCACTTCATGAGACAATCAAGAGAAACAAAGTAGATACAATGCATACTTTCTTTGGTAGACCCACTAGGGAATTGTATGAGGAGTTTGAGTCTAGTCCCAATGAGAGTTATCCTTTCCAACTTCTGATAAACCACCTTCTACGTTTGAATAGCATGTATGAAGATAGAGATACGATGGAAACCATGACTACTGATGATAGAGGTCAGTCTCAGAAAGAAGTGGTTAGGCAGTTTATGGATGTCTACCGCTCACTTGACATACTAAAGAACGATATCGAATTGACTGTGCTTGAAGGACATGACATCATTCGCAAGATGAATGACAAACCTGTTTACTACAATGTTGCTAAGTCAGATGACTTAGACCATGTAGGGGGAGCATTAGAGATACTCAAGAAGAAATATAACACAGAATTGACACCATTTGAGTTGGATTCCCTTGTTCATGAAACCAATTCATTTGTGAATCTAAGCGAGAAATACGGTATTTCCCAAGACGCAGTTTATTTTGTGAAGGGAAATTTCCGGTGAGTTGTGATGGTTGAATTAGATGGTATGGACTTCATGTCCGAAATGGACATGGAGATGTCTAGGACATCCTTTCCCTATTTCTTTCAGAATGTCATGGGAATGATGTTTCCATCCTACATGCAAGAATGGTTGCAAACGATGCAAGACACCGATAGAACAGTTATTGTCTGTAGTCGTGACCATGGAAAATCTGTGTTCATGCATTGTTGGGTTGTATGGAACCTAGTATTTCAAGAGCCTCCATATCAGATGCTCTACATCTCATCTAACCAAAAGCAGACTCTAGTTCACATGAGGGAGATTGACAGATACTTCAATCATCCTTCCTTGAAACAGTTCAGGCCTTCTAGAGGCTGGGCAATTGGAAACATACAACTCACAAATGGTAATGCTATCTTGGAGCGTTCAGTTGGTTCTCAGATTCGTGGTCTTCACCCACAGGAAATCATCATTGACGACCCATTGAAGGAATTTAGTTTGGCTGCTATCCAACGAGTCACAGATTGGTTCTTCGGTGACATGATACCAACACTACATCACACTGCTAACTTGAGAATGATAGGCACACCTTTCACATATACTGATATTTTCGCACAGTTGGAGGATAATCCTGCTTATACGGTAAACAAGTATCCATGTTTAGATTCGATGAATGAACCTCTTTGGCCTGAGCGTTGGGATTACGATGCTCTTATGCAAAGAAAGGCGGAAATCGGCTCTCTGAAGTTCACTAGGGAGTATCTATGTGTTCCAATATCAACAGGAACGGCTTTGTTCAATCCTGAATTTATTGCTAAGTGCAAAAACAAAGACTATGTGTTGAAATTAGGACATAGAAAGGATAAGGGATACAAATATTATGTTGGGATTGACCCTGCTATCTCAACGGATGGTGACTACAACGTAATAACCGTCTTAGAAGTAGACGATGAGATGAATAAGACTATAGTGCATGTCGATAGGGCAAAAAATGTTGAATTTAGGGAAAACATCGAGAAAGTTCGTTTAATTGGGAAAATGTTTCAGCCCGAAGTTATCCTATATGAGACAAACACCTTTGCCAAGGCGTTTACCCAAGAACTTAGGACAGTTTCTGACTTAAATGTTCAAGATTTCAACACAACTAGGAAAAAGAAGCAAGAAATAATTCTAAATCTACAAATGAACATTGAAAATGGAAAAATAAATTTCCCGTATGGAGATGAAGCAAGCAGAAGACTAACAAATGCACTAATTGAGGAATTATCTATGTTTGCTATTACTTCCACAGGAAAATTTGAGGGAGTAGGGGCGCACGATGACTTAGTGATGAGTTTAGCACTTGCAAATTCTGCTTCGCAAGAACTTGGTGAGAGTTTCGTTTTGTTGGATGACATGGGAATATTTGATGAAATACAACCACCTCCGAGTGCCATGTCTACGGGTATCGTTGGGTTAAATTGGTGATAAAATGTCAACAAGAGAAGAACTCCTAGACATTGCAGGGATTCTTGAAACAGCAGCCAATGATGCTGAATTAGACGAAGAAAAAATACAAGAACAAAGGGAAAGTGTGAATGAAATGATGCAGGAGTCCCAACAAGACGAAATCAGACTTTCCTTGGATGATTGGCTTCATGGACAACCAATACTATCACATTTTGACATTGAGAAAAAACACGCTCAGGAATATGGGCTAAGTCTATCTGATTCTAGAAAGCAATTGAAGAGTAATTTCTCTAAATACGAAGTTGAAGGCAAGGATATTCCTAGTCTGGTTAAGGAATTGAAATATTATCGTAGAACTCTGAAAGGTGACCAGAAAAAAGAATTTTCTGAGTCTATTGACAACATGATAAAGGGATACGCTGACCATCTGGATAAATGCGTAGATGAAATCTATTGGATTAAAAAATACAAACCACTAATACGAGATATGGTGTGTTCTGAATCACAATTATTCAGTATCTCTAAGATAGAGGATGAAGACACTCGTAGGGAAATGGTTGACACCCTGTGCAAATACTGGGAGTTGAAAATACAGAAGGAGTCTCTTGATTATGGGTCCGAATATGCTAATATCCATAAAGAAATGATGGCAACAAAGAAGGAGTTCAAGGCTCTTGTAAAAAACCAAAATACGTTGTTAAAAAGTTGGTCGGTGAAAGATGAGGTCGGCAAGGAACTACTACAAATGGTATGCATGGAACAGGGAATCTCTGTAAAGCAGATACATGACAAACTACCTAAGAACCTTCAGAAACACACTAGTCCGGCAATTATCAGTAAGATAGCGAAGACCAAGAATGTCACTAACCTAGATGGGGCATTATACAAGTTCAGCGATGAGATAAAGAAAGACATCTATGCTTACACTGCTGCTTTCATAGACTCGGATGGATACATCACCATGGATAAGTCATACAACCCAAGAGTCGGATTGGTTGCTACTGGGGATAGAGGAAAGGCATTCATGATGGAGATGCACAAGTCTCTTGGGGTAGGTAGGTTACATCTAGACCAGAAATCACCCCAAGATACTAGACCGGTAAATAGATTGAATTTCTATTCAATGGATGATGTCAAGGAACTACTCACGAAATGCCTACCACACTTCAAAATGAAGAAGGCCAATGCTGAAATCCTACTAGAGTTAATACGCATGAAGAAGTCGCACAAGAAAGAGGAGTGGTATCAAGAGAGAAGAGATGAACTCTTCAAACTCATGAAATATGAGAATCACAAAGACCACGTTGGTTATGATTTCACCCAATATGACATTGATATCGACACAGTGGCAAAACTACATGAGAATAGTAAGATGAACGAAATGGATAGAATAGAAGGAATGATTGTATGAAATGGTTTTCAGTATTGAAAAAGAAAAAGCCCGTAGATGAGGCAATAGATGATTTGGAAGAAATAGCGGAAGAATACGATTTGAATGAACATGATTGGAGTTCAGTCGATGACGCTTCAGACTACTTGTTTGAGCATAAGGTCAAGGGGGATAAGTAATGGTTGAGGAAAAGAGGAGATTCAAGATTACAAATCTCTTCAGAAGAACCACTCCTAAGCCAATAGATAGAGAGGTGTTCAATCCGGGTATACAAGAGAAGAAGACTAACTTCATGGTGACAACACCAATCATCTACCATGTTGCGGAACAATCCGCTATTCTGAGAACTTGTCTCACCCAATTGAAGCAAGAGATATTCAGAAAGGGCTACACATGGGAAGAGAAATTCTCGATGAAATGCAAGGATTGTGGGAAGGAACACGCTAAACCTACTGCTCAATGCATTGAGTGTGGTTCAACCAACCTCGGTAAACCCGATGCCAGCCAACTAAAATACATCACGAAGTTCTTAGATAAGTATGTCAATAAATCAGAACAACTTTTCATTGATGTCCTGAAGGAACTAGAGGATGATTTGAACATCATGGATGATGCATATCTGGTGATGGTCAAAGAGTATTACATGGATAGTGATTCCGAAATAAAGATGCATCGAATCAAGGAAGTATACAGGGGTGACCCTGTGAGCATGCATATCTATTCTGATAGAATAGGGCAGAAAGGACAAGAGGGACATACTTGTTTGAGGCATAGGGACCAACTAATCACTGAGTCAAATGGAACTTGTGAAATGTGCGGAGGTGACGTTCATCCAGTTCACTATGTCAATAGGGCCAATGGAGAGGAACAGTATTTCATTAAGGGAGAAGTGTTGCATTTCAGCAAATACTCTCCAAGTAGAATGTATGGGATTTCACCTGTCTTGACGTTATGGAATCAGATTACTACCTTACTAGCAATGGAGAATTACGTCAATTCCTCATACACCAAGGCTCGTATGCCAAGGGGACTACTAGCAGTTCAAACTAGAAACATGGATTCAATGAAGTCCTTTTGGAGAAGCGTTAAGGAGAAGATGGAACAAGACCCACACTTCATTCCTGTAATGGGAATAGAAGCAGAAGGCGGTAAGGGTTCTGTTGAGTGGATTAACTTCATGGATAGTCTCAAGGAAATGGACTACATTGCCGTGAAAGATGATTTGAGAGATAGGATATCTGCTTTCTATGGAGTCAGTAAGATTTTCCAGAACGATGCTTCTGCCGCAGGTGGTTTGAATAACGAAGGACTACAGATTCTAGTCACAAACAGAGCAGTAGAGATGGCTCAGACACTTTGGAACAACTATGTTTTCCCATTCGTAACTGACCAGTTTGGAATTACAGATTGGGTATTGAAACTACCACCATCAGAGGAAGAAGACAATGTGGCTCTTCTCAGAAAGAGAGAGATGGAAGTTAGCATTGCTGGTCAAATAAAGAACTTAGGATTTAGCGTAGACATGGATGACAAAGGCGATTTCATCTATGAGAAGGAAGAAAAAGAAAAGCAACAAGGGGAGGCTGGTGGAGAAGATGAATTCCAAGTAGACCCCTACGCAGGGACAAACATTGACGCTAGACATATGGGGGAAATGATGGAAAGCGGCGGGGGAAGGCCTAGTCCTACAGAAGAAGGAAGGCCTGAACCCGTTAAGTCTCAAGAGAACCCTCCTGCCGCTAGGTCTAAACCTAGTATGAATGTCGGTCCTGACAAGCGGTTCTCAGGATTACCACAAGAAGCAGGGAATACTAATGTCGATAGAAGAACAGAAAGAAGAGTTGGATAGTGTGACTAGGACTGCTATGAAGTGGAAACAAGAGATTGACAAATTGAATGCAGAAACAGATAAGAAAATCGAAGAGTTCAATAAGATGACTAAAAAAAGCAAAGAGTGGAGGAAAAGAGAATGAGTGAAAAAATGAATGTGGAAGACGCAACAAAGGCTTTGAATTCTGCTAGGATAGCAGAGAAGAAGCACTATGAGGACATGGCTTCAAAGAACCGTGACCTCAGTATGGGAGTAGGGATAGACCCTAATGCGGTAGAGAAGAAACTACCTGAGTCTAACTCTATACCAGATGTTGTGCTTCTACCTAGAAAAAAGAGAAAGATGAGCCACAATAAACCTTGGTGATTAAATGTCTTTTATGGACATCTTGCGCAAAGAAGAGCAGATGACTATAGAAGAATTCATGAAAAAACACCTTGATGAGAATGATAAGAGATTACTAGATGAGATTTCATCTGCGTTGACTCTTTGGATAGAAAATAACAACAGATTAACATCTGCTGCACCTACTTCTTCTAGACCTCCAAGGAGATTTCTAGTTGAAATGGCAGAAAACGGGGAATACTACAACTTCTATGATATGATGGAAATCATAAGAACAATGTTGGGAATACTTGACATTAGTAGAACACAGCCCCTAAGTCAACGGGTTAACACTGCTATTCAACTTAACAATAATTCCTTTGATTTATCTGAGCAAAGAGACTTAGGTAGAATATACAGATTCATTAAAACGCATCTTAATAGAATGACTAGAGAGATTGTTAACGAATTAAAAATTAAATTCGTAGATGAGGATATTGCCGAGCAACCCACTAAAAAATCCGAAGAAATCAAAGCATGGAAAGAATTCTTCGTTGGTCTTTCAGAAAATAAAAGCATAGAGGGTCCAGAACAAATACTCACTAAGTTAGGTAAGTTTGACGGTAAACAACTTACAGACATAATTGATTTGATTCTTGTCATCAAGAGAAGAGGTCATAGGGGAGTTGATGACTTAGTCTTCCGAGGAATGGACCCTAGTGTTTCTGTTTTATTAACACAGTCATACAACGGGAGAAGGGGCTTTGATATCCTATTGCGCTACTTGAAAGACAAGGGACTCTACACTCTAAGCACAATCAAGAAACCCAAAGCCATTGGTTCTGACCTATATGACTTGTATGCTGGAAAGGAAAGACTAGAAGGAGAATACCGAGAATTACAAAGAGTATTAGATTCTCCTAACGTAGATGATGACGCTGCATATATCTCAGATACAGACGATTTGCAGAAACTAATCATTCTAGCAGAAAGAAAGTTCCGTGATGCCGAGAAGAAAGAAAGAAACAATGCTACTGGGCTAGATGAAGACAACGAAGAAACAAGAGAAATGAGAGAATTCTACGGAAAGGTTGCTTTCTATGCTCAAATGGCAAATCAGAATGTGCCTAACACCAATATCAAAATTCCACGATATCCTTTTAACGATGAGATAAATCTGCAAACCATACAAGAAAGATATGCTGAGTTAGCAGATAAGATTAGACGAATGATGGGGCTTGATTCTGAATGACTTGGGAAAACATACTAAAAATTGCCCCAGCAGCAAAAGTTCTTCGTCATGCTAAAAAAGACAAAGTTGCTGCTGGAGCGAGAGTTGCTCATGCTGCTGTTGATTTAGCCAATGAAACTGCTAATGCAGTGTCGAATGATGAAGATGATGAACGAAAAGCACAAGAAGACGGGTTTATTGTTAAATCAATATTAGAAAAGATAGATGCAAAGAAGAAGAAGAAAATCAAAGAAGCACTTCAAGATGCAGCACCCACAGGAACATTCACACAACAAATCGACAAAATTTCTACTCTCATGGATGAATTCAAAAGCATGGGAATTTACAAAACAGATGATGCTTTCAAAAAGAAAATGGAAGGTTTTGAGGAAAAGAATTTAGAAATGGTAGCGTCTGCCGCAAGTGTTGGTAAGCAATACGAGACACTTTATGGGGAAATGAGAGAACTTGTTTATCCTAAGAAAAATAAGGAGGAAAAGAAATGACTTGGGAAAATATAATCAAAAATGACATGGAAGAACATGAGATAGACATGTTGAGAGATGAACGAAGAGGCCCAAACGAAAAAGTCCCAAAGAAGGAAATAGATGATATGGAACGGGCTATTGAGGCTATTAGTGAAATTTTAAGGAATAAAACCATAATGGGCCTAGATGATACTGGTGACCTAGAAGTTTCACTTCAAAGAACAAGGGCATCTTTAGGACACATAATACGGGACTACGAAAACAGCCCTTACTTAGATATCGAGGGTTGATTGAAATGAGTTGGAAAAAAATCCTGAAAAGAGAAATAAACTTTGGTAGGTTAGCAGACGAAGTTGAAGAATTCCGATTGGATGAGAATAGTGTAGTTCATTGGAATGACTGGAGAGCCTTCTACAATAAAATTGGTTCCAGCCCAATGTATTCTGATGGTGCGGGAGAATTGAGAGACTTATTGGATGATGATGACAAGAGTTATATCGATAAGCATATTGATTCTGTATTAACAGCAGTATCTGATTATAACGGTGCTATTAGTCGGTTATCTAACGCGATTGCACAATTAGAGCCTGAAGAAGAAGATGAACCCGAAGATGATGATATTGGCTACACGACATCGGGTGGTCGAGGAAGAGTGCATCCTGACTTCAAAGGCTACAAACTACAGGATGATGAAATGTGGGCAGAAGACAGTGATGGACTTCTATATCCTGTTCCACATCGTGATGATGTGTCATTTTAGGTGATGAAATGAGTTGGGAAAATATTCTGAAGAATAAATATGAATTAGATAGAACAGAGATACAACCCTTTGAACGGGATGCAGAAGAAGAATTTGAGATGGATGCTCTAAGAAGAGATATTGAAGCGGAGCGATATTCAGAGTCCTATGAAAGCCCTAGTTTCAAAAAAGTTGAAAGAAAGTTGGCGGAGATAATCAACGTAAAAATTCCACAGGATAGGGAAATGTTGCGAGTTCTAAATCGAAGCGGATTCATTGACCCGGACAGAACTAGGCAAAAACTAGACTCTGCTTTAAGGGAGGCTTATCAGGCTGAGAGAGAACTTGCAAAGATAAAGAAAGAGGCCAAGGAGTATGCAGATAAGAATCCACAACACGGCCCTTACAATATGGATGAATTGATTAATGATGTGTTTAGAGATTCAGATTCAGAATTTGCTACTGATAGAGGTTTTCAAATGTTAATGGGTAATGAGTTTGGTGGTATGAGTTTTGGTTTTGCAAGTGGAATACGAAGTGGTATTAAACGGTTTGAACAATTATTTACAAGGGATGTTGATTATTATCTACAAAGTGACTATTATCAATAGGCGATAAAATGAGTTGGAAAGATATAATGAAAGCAAAGGGAACAAATCCCGAAAATGTGAGGTTGTTGGTTGATTGGCAGAAGGATGTGAAGTCTGGAAAACTAAAGCCTAATGAGGCTGGAAAAGAATTAATGATGTTAGATGCTCATCCTACTCTCAAAGAAGAATGGATTCGTATGTTAGCGGGTGAAGATGGTGAAGACTTTGAACTTGCTAATGCCGTAAAAGAAAGTTATGATTTCATGTTAGATTATAGTAGCAAACTAAGAAGACAAAATGAATGAGCGCAGTTTTGAAGGTGATGTAATGAGTTGGCAATCTATTCTAAAGGAAAAGGAACAGACTAAGTTGCCACCGGAACTCGTTGCTTCCGCGACTACTCAAAGTAAGGTAACGGCAGATAAATGGTTCAAGAAGCCAATAGGCGATGACACAGAACCTGCTGAGGCTGACCCAAACACCACACAGACTTCATTGACAGATTATAGTAGTAAAACAGATGAAGACCATTTTGATAAAAATCTAGCGGCTGCTGGGAAAGTAGGGGCGGCAGTTTTATCAAATAGAGATGAGGAGAGATAAATATGTCTGAGGCAAATGACGAGTTGGTTATGCTTTTGAAAGAACTAGTTGACAAGGTGAATAACCTAGAGAAGGCGGTTTATGACAAGGACAACCTCTTGATGAAATCAGGATATGTTGTCGTAGATAGCCCAACTCCTGATATGAATATAACAAAGGCAGATGAGATTCCCGATGTGAGTTCAATGGAATGGAAAGACGTTCACGCTATGATTGAGAATTACGGTGGTTAAGATGCCTGAGAAAGTGACTAAGGAAGAGAAAGCACAACAATTGCTACATGAAGCAATAGACAAGGCCAAGGCTATAATCCAAGAAGCCAATGTTAACAATATGGAACTTGATGAGAAAGCAGAAGGCGATACTGTCAAGGTGAAAGACGCAAAGGCCAAGAAAGACACAACTAAGCCTGTTACTGACCCTGATGATTCATATGCCGGGGAAGTCAACGAAGGCTGAGTGAGATGAATGCCTCAATCAGGTCTAACTTTCGATAAGGAAATACAACACCTAACAAAGAGAGTGTTGGATTTCTTTGAGAGAGTTAGATACTCTTATCTTTCTGCTAAGGAAGACCCCGTTGAATACGGCGACAAGTGGAAGTCCACTGTAAAGTCAATCAGAGAGAAATACGATGGCATAGGTTCCTTTTCTAAGGAATTGAAAAGATGGATAGACGAAGATGTTCTCCATGACAAAGAAGTGATGAATCCTGAAGGTGTTAGAGCCAAGTCTCTCTTCATGTCTATCAAGGCCATGAGATTCAAGTCTGACAAGATATCTGACCCGTTCAGTGACCAACTAGGCGATAATGTCTATGAGACTCTAATGGAGAACGATTCTGTCTTTGTGGCATTTATCCATTATGCACTGCGTTCTCACGCTAATACCCTACCAGACAAGGTATTGGAGAAACACGGATTTGAGCCTGACAGAATCACCGAGGATATGTTGGGGTTGGATTTGGAACCAAAGGACATACCCCTCTACATCAAAGAACACTATGGTGATGACAAGGATACAAAGAGAGTGACCGCTCGTTTCAAGTCATTATTCAAGGTAGTCAAGAAGTTGTTCTTAGTCAAATACGATGAGGATAACTGGGAAAATCTACTAGCGTTGGATATCAGTAAAGCCGAATCAGTTAAAAAAAAACCAAATGAAGATGCCGACTTTCTAATACCGAATAAGCCGATGTATCGGATATTTGAGATTAAAGACATGCACCAAATTAAGGGACTAACTAGTGAATTCGTTGTGCAAGAGAAATATGATGGGATGAGGATACAAATTCATAAGTTGAAAGATGTCATCAAAATATACTCTTACAATCAGAAAGATATCACTAAGAAATGCAAGGAACAGGTTGAAGAACTCAAAGATAAGAAGTTCGGAGATTGCATTCTAGATGCAGAACTCATTCTATTCGATGGGGATGATGCTCTACATCGTGCGGATACAATCAAGCATGTTTTCAAAAAGAAAACCAAGGGCAGACTAAGAGCGCATGTGTTTGACATAATGAAACACGAAGACAAGATGATGCTAGATGAAACTCTAAGGGAAAGAATCAACGTTCTGTTCTACCAATACTCCCAACATTCTTCGGAAGTCCTAGCCTTCCCTTCCAAGAAGGATACGAGGATAGCGGATTCCATAGAAGAAGTAGAGAAGTATGCTGAGGCAATAATGGAATTGCCTACCTCAGAAGGAGTAGTCATAAAGGACATTGAATCTACATATTACAAGGGAATCAAGAAAAACCCAAAGTGGATTAAGTGGAAGAAATTCGTTGATTTGGATGTCATTGTTCTAGATAAGAAGAAAACTAAGAGCAACTTGCATTCCTACACTATGGGAATCGGGCCTCTTACAGAGGAGGAACAGGATGAATATGACACAGTTGAGTTAGATGGAGAGTTTTATCTTCCTGTCGGAAAAGCCCTCAATACTAAGCAATCTGTTGCAATTGGCTCAATTATCAGAGTCAAGGTAGATGAAGTAAAGAAAGGAAAAAAGGGATTCAGCCTCTATTCTGCTAAATTGAGTGAGATTCCTGAAGTAGATACTTCTGACAAATTGCTCACTTTAGAACAATTATCCAAGAAAAGCAAGAAAACCTTGGATTCCATTTACAAGGTGAAAAGTGAAGACAAGGACATGAAAAAGTCCTATACCATTACAGATACCATACACGGTGATGCTGAGATAATTCTAAAATCAGACCTTGATGGATTTACAATCTATGGATTTGATGGTGACTCTTTGATGGAGAAGAATGCAGTTGCTGATTTGGATTTGTGGAAAGAACAACTTGCAGACCTAATACACAAAGAGAAGTCAAAGGTGTATCAGGCAATACAAGTAGAGATGACAGGTGACGATTCTTCTAATCCGAAGGAAATGACTCTAGAAGAAGTGTTTGAGTTTGCTGAAAAGAACTTTCCAAGAGAAATAGACACCCATTGGCAAGGACAACCAATAAAATTGGCTAGAGGCATGAATAAACGCGGAGCGTTTGTTTATGATAGTGCTAACCAGACGTTTTCATTGAATCCAAGCAATATAACAAAATCTGATGACCATTTTTTTCAATTGTATAAGAGGGAGGATGGTAATTTAGATTTCATTCTTGGTATTGAAAACACTAAGAATGCTTGGACAATTAAGATAGACAAAGACTCAGATATCTATGACTTGTTTGGAAAATCAGGTAAGTATCCTGCTATTGTTTCTACTAACACAGATAAAAAGAAACTTATTGATGAAGGAAAACTTTCTCTTGGAATGCAGAAAAACGGCTATCACGAATACAAAATAAACGGTGATAAATTCAAAACTAGAGTTCATCTTAGAGTTGTTCCGATGAATGAGAAAAATACTTGGATTGCTTGGACAGGAAAAAAGCAAACTATGATAGAAACGCAAGGAAAGCAACATATGTGGGATATAACAGAAGATAAGTATGCAGAATTACCATTTCCGAAATAACGCATACTTCATATAGTAAAAAATTCGCAATCTTGCAAATGTTGCAGCAAGAAGTTCTTCTAAAGCATGGCGATGTAGGTAGTTTTCAGATTTTAAAGTCAGATGATTTGGTAATAGGAGGTTATGCATCAATAGAAGTCGTTGATAAGCAAAACGATTTGATTACCATTCCAGCATTAGATGAAGCAGTTAACAAATTCATGGGAGAAAATAATTACAGAAACGTAATGTCTAACCATTCAAATGTTCAAGTCGGGGAGGTCATAGAACAATACAGAGATAACAACGGAACTCTACACAAGACAGGAGTAGATGATGTTGGTTTCTATGTCGTAATAAAACTTAGAGATGACATAGAAAAAGCAAAGGAGATTTCAAGAGGCATCAGAAAAGGAACACTGAGGTCATTTAGTATAGGAGGGCAAGCAATTTCTAAGAAAAGCAGAACTAGTGCTGAACTTGGGCGATACAACGAGATTGACAAGTTAGAACTGCATGAAGTTACAATCTGCGAGAAAGGAATAAACCCAGAAGCGAAATTCGACATTTTAAAGTCGGAGGTTGAAGAAAAAATGAGTGAAGAATTGGAGAAATCAATCACGGAACTCAACAGTTTGCTAACGCAAATAACCGAGGTCCGTAAGGCGGAAGAAGAAACAGATGAAAGCAATGTGGAAACAATGGAAAAGGGCGAGTATGAAGATGCAGAACCCCTTCCTGATGAGCAACCAGAAGAAGAGCCAGCACCAGAAGACACCGAAGAGATGTCAGATGATGGTGCAGAAAAGGCTCTTGATAAAGACCTAGACGTTGAGGCTGGAAAACTTATCACTGAGAAGACCCAAATTGACGGTGCTACCGTCAAAGGAGACATCGTAGAAGGATACGGTGACAGGGACTTCACCACACTGAACCTTAGCAACGAGAACGTTGAGAAGGCTTACGAGGCATACAAGGCAGAGCAACTAGAGAAGTTGGCCTTTGATAACCTAAGCAAGCAATTTGCTTCTAGGTTTGAGGAAGAGATGTCCGTTAAGAAAGCAGCAGCCGAGAGAGCAGATTACGATGCTCAACAGGAAGTTGCTACCCTAAGAACCGAGTTTGAGGAACTTAGGAAGTCTATCAGCGCAAAGAACGATGAGATTCGCAAGACACAAGAGGTCGCATTCGGACTACCCGAAGGCTTCCCAACATCAATAGAAGAGATGGCAGACCTATCTTGGACCGATGTTCACAGTCTTGTAGGAGTAAACTGAAGGAGTTGATGAAGAGATGAGTGGATATATTAAGACGATTGCAGATTTAGAAGCGGCAACATACGGCCTAAGAGGGGCTAACACCCTAATGAAGGCTGGTGGAACTGTTGCAGGTTTCGGGACAGCACATGGTGGAGAAACCCTACTAACTGGTATGGGTAACTCCGGTCAAGGAATGGGTGACCTATACAACCTTGCCTACGGGCAAAAGGTATGGTCGATGTTGAACAGGGAGGTTAATCCTCTATCCATCCTACCAAAGAGGCCTTACACCTCTAGCGGTTGGAGAGTTCTAAAGTCAAGGCCACAAGGTGGAAGCGGTTCTGCCTTTGCCATTAACAACACGGACCAATCTGGGACCGAGAACACAGGATATGATACACCTGCTGCTGACAGCATTGGTGGAGTTGCTGAGAATGCAGCACTTGAGGGAACTGGGCTACACCCCATGGCCCCTGAGTATGCAAAGATGCATGTCAGGCCAAAGACGATTGCTCACATGTTTGAGTTCTCGGAGTTGGCAATGGAACTTGCAGCAATAGATGACGGTGTTGGTGACATAAGGGCCATTGTTCGTGAGGACATGGGTAAGCATCACGCTGAGGTTCAGAGCAAGATGCTTCTGATGCCTCTAGAGCATTACGACAACGCTAACTACGGAGACATAGGAAACAACTACACTTCTCTAATGAAGATAGTTTCGTCTGCTGGTGAGATTGTTGAGATGCACGATGCTAACATCACTGCATCGGGTTCATCCGATGGAACCACCCCTGCTAAACTGCTAGATATCTTCGGTCTAAGCCGAGGAGTCACTAGCGGTTCTGCTAACGCAAGCACAAGCGGGGCTAACGGTTTCCTAGACGCAGAAGTGGACATGGGTTCACTTGCTGAGGGAAGCAACTATGCTTCTGGTGGTGCTAGAGTTCTAACCCTAAGCATCCTAAACAGCATGATTAGGAGACTAAGGCAGAACGGTGGAAACCCCAAGGTTATCTTGACGGGATACGACACAATACAGCACATATCTGACCTGCTACAGAGCCAAGAGAGGTTCATGGACAGGAAAGAGATTGTCCCAACCCACAACGGAGTTCGTGGAGTTAAGGGTGCTGAGGTTGGTTTCCGTGTGGCAACATACTACGACATACCAATCATTCCAGCGAAGGATATGCCTTCAACTGGAACGAGTGCTACCCTAAGTGACATCCTGATACTAGACACGGACCATCTGTGGCTATCAGTGATGAAGCCAACCGAATACTTTGAGGATGGTATCACTAACGGCAACCCATTTGGTGTCAAGAAACTAGGGAACCAAGGACTATACCGCACAGTCGGTGAAGTCTGCTGTTCCTTCATGAAGGGCCAAGGAAAGATTACGAACCTGAAGGCTGCTTGAGGTGATTAAGTGGCACACACCGTAACTTTAGTCGCTGACCATAAGGGCTACACTGGCCCTAGGGTTAGTGGTGACGAGTATTTCGTTGATGCTTTGGTTGACGTAACTGCACACATCGCTGGTGGAGTAGAAGTCACGGCTTCGTCACTAGGACTATCTACCATAACCGCAGTAATGATTACGGGTAGGGAAGAGTCTGCAAGCAACGTGATAGTTGATGCCGTAAACGTAGAAGTTAGTTCTGCTGGCGATTATGAGTCCGGTAGTTCTTTCAAACTACACGGAACCATCATGTCATCTGGTCTAACAACCGGAACAGGCACAACAGTCAACATGGTAAGAGTCCGAGTATACGGGCTTCTTTGAGTAAAACATAAAGTAGTAGCCCTTGCCCCAAAATAGCGGGGCAGGGGTTACTACCCCCAAAAAAATAAGGTGTAAGTATGGTATTGATAAAGACGAATAGAAGCAGCCGCTCCTTCACAACGTGGATATGGAGAGATGAGAATAGAATTCAAATTAAGTTTTGGCGAGTGCCACAGGAACTGACTGTGAAAGAGGCATATACGCTGATTCTGGATGAAAGACTTGATTTTAAGTGGACTGATGATGATAGGAAGGAAATTCTTTCTTTGCCTGATTACATCATTAGAAGAATGGGCAACTTGCTAAAAATGCCAAGTTCCAAACCTAGGCAGATAGCAGATAAGTTATGTGGCCCATCAAGCGGCCCTGCTTCACAATTGATGAAGAAAGGAAGAAAGATGATGAAGGCTGAGAAAAAGCCTGAACCAGAGGAGCCAGCATGGGTAGAGGCTGCTAAGGAAGTCGTTCCACAAGAAGATGTTGAGGAGAAACCTAAACTAGAACCTCTGCCTCCTAAGTTGGAAAAACTAACTGTGAAGGATTTGAAGAAACTCCTAGTAGAGAGAAACCTTGCAACAGAAGGTAAAAAAGCAGACCTTATCAAGAGGCTAACAGAGGGCAAGGGTGGACTTTAGATGACAGGCTGTCTTAGTAGCGGTTCCTGCACAGCAAGCACTCAAATAGCGTTTGGAAGACACAAAGCGATTTCCATGCATGTTAATTCAACTGCTAATCATTCCGGTAGTGGAGCGACTGCTGCTTTCGTTGCAACTCTATATGATGGCACAGACACTTCAGGAGTAGCCATTGCCAAGGTTTCTACAAATGGAAACCACACTTCTGCACCAGCATTCAACTTTGAGACTGACTTACATGGGGTGGTTGCAGAAGATGGATTGTATCTGCACATAGCGGGAACCGGAGGAACCGTTTTCGTTCATTTCCTGTGAGGAATTAATATGTGGCAAAATATTTTAAAGAAAAAGAATGTTCTTTCAGGTGCAGCCGAAGCAGCAGAACCGATTGCTCTTGTGATAGAGCCTGTTAAAGAAGTTAAAGAAGCAAAAATAGTGGTAGATGCTATTAAAGATGAAGCAACTCCAGAGGTGAAGAGATAACATGCCAAGCATAGATTCAGATACAAGACTTGTGATGACGATACTATTCGTTGGTGCAATTAGCGGAACTAACATATTCTTCTATTCACAATACGGAATTACTTTCCCATACGGATACGTTGAACATGCCCTACTATTCGGTGTTGTGACCGTTGGTGGAATAATGTGCATTAAAGCGTTCTTTGACCTATTCCTTAACGACTACATAGAAGAGTGGCTTTTGCAGCGTAGAATCGATTCCTATTGGCAAAGAAAGGCTAGAGAGGAAGATAACAGGAAGAGAGTTAGAGAATCCTTCAGAGCCTTCCAGCAAAACACCGGTTTCTATGGTGATAATAATCTTCCAACCGCGCAACAAGGCTATGGTAATGTTGTAGCAGAATCTGAGGGTGTTAGCCCGACATTCTTGACCGTAGAGCAGTAGTGAGGCATATGTATGGTAAGCGAAATACTATTCGGAATGGATGAATCCACTCTCGCATATGACTTACAAAGAGCGCATTCTGCTGATATCTGGTTTCTAAGAGCAAGATTCTATCTATGGGGTGGAATTGCTTGTTTGTCTAGTTTCGTTGTTGGACAAGCATTGGCAGTCTATGGGATTAATACTCTATCATGGGTTTGGAATGGAGCAGTAGACTTTTGGCATCATCTATGGTGATTGAATGTCAGTTATGGCAGGATTTGCCATATTGATTGTAGAAGGATTGAATAAATTATACCAACGAATACACGCAATTAACTTTGGAATATATGGTGCGACTCAAGCAGGGAAGACTACCTTGAACAACCAACTTAGAACAAGAGGAGAAGTGCCGGATATCAAAACTAGAACCGTTGGTCTAGAAAGAGCCACAAGAAAATTCATTAAATTAGATGGGGATGCTCATACCGTTAAAACAGCAGATATTGGAGGACAGACTGTATATTGGAATGATTGGATTAATGACATGAGAAGGAGGCATGTCAAATACATCATATTCATGTTGGATGACAGGCATATGGACAAACACTTCGATATCGAGCAGCAACTATGTTGGACTTTTCTAGTAGATACAATATGTGCTTCTGAATGGAATGTTAATGGAAAGAGAAAAAAGAAGAGGGACTCTGATTATCCTGTAGCAGTAGGTTTGTGGGCGAACAAGTATGATTTGTGGAAAGACAAGTATGACTATGATGGCCCCATAGAGAAACATCCGATTTTTGAGGCGTTTAGAGATGGAATGCAAAGACTCAATGACAAGGGAATACCTTGCTACAAGTATATCGTTAGTGCCAAAACAAACTCGGAGATGGTGTATAGAGGAGTCCTAACAATGATAAAGGACTATTGATACGGTGAACCTAATGTCGATGCAATTCCAGCCCCCTAGTTTAATTGGAGCAACCAATACCACCGTGAATTCTAGTGCGTTCATGGATAGGTTTGAGTCTGCTAGGTCAGCAGGGCCAATAATGAATTATGACTATAAAAGCACCAAGCCAAAGAAGCAACTCAAGGAGATAATCAAAGTCTTGAAGCCTGAAAACAAGACATTTTTGAAAATCCCATACAAGTTCAAATATAACATCAAAGATAGATGTGTGGTTTGTGGAACACAGAAGGTTTGGGAGGCTAGTGATAATCTAAGGCCTCCTCTTCCCCTACATAAAGTGCGAAAAGGATATCCAATGAGAGGAACCTACTGTGACAAACATGCTGCAATACACAGACAATATGAATATCTAGAGCAACAGATACTAGCAGAGGAACACGGCCTTTCGTTTAGCGCATATGTTCCTAGTGCAAAGAAACTCAACCCACTAGCAGCAGTCACTGGCCCGTTAACTAGTCTAAAGCAGGTTGATATACAATCCCTGTCAGGACTAGGTTGGACAATAAGACCACCGAAGGCGGAATTTGAGTCTTCTGAAGAAGAACTCTTCAGGTTGATAGTAGAGAATAATGCTATAAACGAAAGGGTGCAGACACTACTAACGGAAGGAGCAAAGGTAGAAAATCTAACAGAAAAGGAAGGTGATGAGAATGTGGGGAACGAGTAATAAGACAATATACAACACAATGCAATCAAATCAGCAAGCGCAGTTCAAGACAATGAACAACTTGTTGACTCTACAAGAGAACCATGTTGAGGACTTCTTTCAGTATCACGGTGATGCATTCCTTACTGCTCTAGCACAATTAGTAGAGGATACTGTTCAGAAGGTCTTAGGCCAAATGTTGCCTAAACTTGCTTTTGTCACTAATAGTAATGGTGACCTAACACTATCTCCTGATGCTGCTACTGAATTTGGAAATATCACTCAAGCAAACATCGACTTGGATATTCAGACTCTGCTTGCTTCTGCAATTAATTCAGAAGTTGTCATGCAGCGTAGGATGGCAAAGACCCAATACTTAGAATCTCAAGGATTTACTGTTCCTCAAGAACAGCAGCAAACCATGAATCAGCAGATGGGGGGTCAAGCAATGGTAGGTAATCCACAAGGTATGGACCCGTCAATGATTGCAGGAGGCAGTGCGGCAGTTGGAATGAATAACGCAATGATGCAACAACAAATGGCATTTAACAATCAATCGGGTTATCCGGTTCCACCCGCAGGTTATGACAACATGAACAACCCGTATTGGATAGACCCACAAACAGGTCAGATGTCATACACTCCACCAGCAAGCGGTCTTGGTCTAGCAAATGCTGTCAGCAAGGGCATTGCTTGGGCTAAGTGGTTGGCTTGATATGGTTGAAGATGACATAAATATTCCTGCACAGATTCCTGATTTAGAAGGAATCCCTAGAGGCTTTAATCCTCTAGCAAAATCTATTGTATTTTATCCTGAAGAACAAAATAAAACAGTAGAAGATTTGTTGAGTGATAAAAATGCTGGAAATAAGGTAGTAAGGCTGATGGCTAACTACCTATTCAAAGGAGTGACCTTGAAATCAACTCCTGAGATGAACACGGCCAAGCAAAACATTCCCAAGTTAACAACTTTTCATAAGTTTCCCAACGCTGAGGTAGAAGGATATCAATTTTCACATAGTGAATACAAAGCCTACTTGAAGATGTTTCTATCAAAGTTAAAGGGAGGAATAGCAATTTCTGAAACTAGAAATAGCAATGCAATAGCAACATATGATTCCGAGAATAGAAACATAGTTCTCACAGGGGATTCCTTTCCTCCTAAATCAAAAATAGACCCTGAATTTATTGTTGGAAAAACGTTGGCTCAAATTATTGATTCGGGAAACCATGCTGAGTTGATAGGTTCTTGGAAAGAAGGAGAGTCTTTCAAACGACACGGAATTGCAGGTCCGACAGAAGGTAGAGTTTTTGAGTCTTTTGACATTCCAATAGAGGAACAATTTCCTAGGCGGCTTCTCGATGCAATAGATAAAGGCCGACCCCTTTACTATGATTTCTTAGATAAACACATTAGAATAGAACGAGATGGTTCAAAAATAAAAGTTGTAATTGATTTAGAAAAATACTTCACAGAAGTCTTTTCTAGAGAAGGAATTGCAAGAAGACCAACGGGTGGAGACATCTCTTCAAAAGAACATGCTCTTGAGTCTAACCTATTTGATATTATGAGTGATGTCTCTCCACCTGACATTTCTTTTAATGAAATGCCTATTGCTTGGAATAAAAAGGGAAATAACATAGAAGGTTTCTTGATGAGTGCATATGGTGTTCCTGCTAAGAATAAATCGGAAGTTCATAATTTCATAGGAGATGGCTTGAAAAGTGCTATATCTGATAAGAGCATCATAGATACCCTAACAGCCAATGTAAAGAATAATGATAGTTTTAGTCAATTTTTTGAGGCAAGGGATGGTAGAATAACCATGGGAGAATTAGTGTTGGAAATGAATATTGAAACAAATACATTCACCGATGCCACATTTTCGCTTTTTGAAAAAGTTGTCACTCAGAAAATAGAAGCAGAAGAACAAATTAAAGCCTTAACACCCGCAGTAGAAGGAGATAATGTTGCTCTACTTGAATATGCTATTTCAGATAAGAAAGCAGGAGATGCTAAGACTCCTGAAGAAGCAGAAGAAAAAATGTCCTTGAAAGAAATAGAAGAATTGAGATTACAATACGGAAAGACATTAGATGCAGCAGAAAAGAGTGTGAAAAGTGCAGAAGCAGCATTGAAAAACATGGATAATTTGACTTATCATGACGATAACATTGCTTTAGTTTCGCTAAAAGAAATAAAATATGCTCCATCAAATGGAAAAATTTCTACTGCACAAATACATCCCCAGATGTATAGAAGGTTTAGCGAACAAAACATTCCTACCCAAGAAAAAAATAAAACAAGAATACATTCTGAAGGCAAGCATGGTAGAAGAGGCTATTCCTCTAGAGATAAAGAAGCAGGTAGGTTGGAATTCTTGAATAGTTTAACGAGTGCATATCAGCGATTGGATAATATGATAGATGGTATAGAGGAATACGGCGGGTGATTAGATGGCAAAGGTTTCCTCCCCAAGTGACTACACTAACATAGATGTCAATTATGCTACCGGAAAGGGATATTATACAACACATTCAGAGGTTTCCGGTTTATTGCAGATAGGGGCATTTAGTGCCAGCACCACTCCGAACATAGAGGAAGTGGGGAGACTCATCAAAAAGGTGGAGGACCGAATAGATGAGACAACCAAGATGTCATACAGACCTATTCTCTACCACAAGGAATTCCATCATTTTGATGCTGTTAATAGAAGCGCATATCCTGTCACAGAATGGAAGGATTATGTTGGGTTCATTCAGTTGGAACACAGGAAGATACAGAAGTTGATTCGCCTTGAAGTATGGAAGGGTTCTAGTTGGGTAGATTTGGCTTCTGCAACGGCTAAAATCAAGGTTCCATCTTCTGCTACCTCAAACTCAGTTTCTTGGAGAATACGCTTGGGAGTCGGAACGCTGAACTTCGATTTAGTAGAGGGAGTTGCCTTTGATGACACATATGGGCCTAAGACAACTGCAAGTCAGATTGCTGATTGCATCAATGAGGTATTTCCAGCCAAGACAGCGAGATTCACGAATACTACAGCACCTAGAACCACTACTGCTAATGGCAATACAAACTATAACATCTCAGACTTTTTCTATGCCACTACAGATAGTGAAGCAGGGGATACTGTGATAATTTCCTCATTACTAATGGGTGATGATGGAAGCACTTGCACCATATCATCAGTAGACACGGATAATTCAGATGCAGCAGTGGGAACCGTCACGGCCTTTACTGACAAGGAAACACAAGGAAGAAACAGTAACTATTGGCAAATGACTGATGATGGTAAGATTTTCTTCCGCACAGAATACCCTAATCTACAACATGCTTCCATCAAGGCTACCTATGTGGCGGGAGATGCTAGAGTCCCTGCTGCAATTCACGATGCTGCTACAAAATTCGTTGCCGCAGAAGTAATTAGGCACGATGACAACTCCATTCTGATTGCTGAAACAGGTTCCAATATTGACTTGAAGACCAAGCATGATATCCTCATAGAAGAGGCGACTGCAATATTAGACGGAAAGAAAGAATCAGTATACTTCATTTCGTGATATTATGCAGTTTCTAAATCTCTTCAATGAAATCATGGATAGAGAGAGAGACAGGAATGAGATGTTGAAAGACAGCCCTTATTCTGCGTTTGCTCTATCGGATAAGGAACTAATGAAAGACATACGAAATTCTTTTGACAAAGCACTAAAGAATAACATTGACATCATGGTGAGAGATAATGTCAAGGGGACTCCAATAAGGAAAGAGTGATATGGCAATATTGGATGAAGTCACGTTTCTATTGCGCTTACTGAGTGATAATTGGTCAAGTGCTTGCACTACCTTAGTTTCAAGCGGAGAAATCCTAAACGCTCATGTTGAGACTCCTAAGTTCATTGATATCAGGTCAATAGCACCAAACGAAGGAAGGCGGGTGGATGCTGATGCTAAGTCTGTAGTCTTGGTCTATGAGGATGGAAACAGCGTGGAGTATCCTACTATAGACTATCTTGTTAGAAACGAATCCTACAACATGACAATCCATATCAGGGTTCTACACCGAAGAGATTTCCCTAACAACGAGTATTCTAGGGATAGGCTTCAAGCCCTGTATAGAGTCACAAGATACATATTGGAGAACAACTCCCAGAGGCCAAAGGTCTATGTGGGAGGTAACTCCTCAAACAATGTAGAGGATTCTGCGGAAATAGTTAAATTGCTAACCCGAAGTGAGGCAAACGATAGAGGTAAGCGGCTACTAGGATACAAACTCTCGATTGAAATGAAAAGAATGGCAAGAAGTGTGACGTAATATGGCTACAACAGCAACAACTCTAGAGAATGAAGTGTTTCTAGGTGCAGGAGCATCAGCGACACTTATACCAGAAAGCACGTTTTACATTGGTGCATCCATTAGCACCGGCACTACTCCCGCAACACACGGTGGTATTGCAAATGCTCAGGTTCCATGCACCCCACTCGTTTTAGTTCCCGGTCTATACGCTGGTTGCACTCTAAGATGCACGTTTGGTGGCATACAACACCATCTAGTAATCAAGGATAATACGGATGCTCAAATCTATCTGGGTGAATCAACTGCTGGAACAATTACTGATGTGTCCATCCTACCTTATGGCGCACCATGTCCAGCACCCGCACATAACAAATCATATTCTGGAACAGAAACATCTCTCCTTGCTGACAACTGGCTAGGTTTGGTAAACACCTTCACTCCCCCATCCGTAGCACCTGAGATAGCACAGATGAACTTGGCTCTAGGAGGAACTAGGAACTTCACCTACCAATACAAGAAGGCAGAAACAGTATCGGGTGCTTCTCTGGATATCTCATTGAACAACGGTTCTTGGTTGTATTATGCGTTGGGTAAAATTTCTACTGTTGCTCATTCGGTTGGGGCCGATGCTGAGTCGAATACTACCGGATTCGCTACGAAGGCCGGTGGTGATAGCAGGGAATTTGTTCGCTTAATCAGTGGAACAGAATTCCCGCCTAGTTCTGCTACAGTATCTAATGGCGTTCTTACTGGGGCCGCTCAAACACATGCGGGCTACAAACAACTAGGAACAGGAGATATCACCTATACCTTTACTGAGAAGAACGGTGGGGAACTTCCTTCCTTTGCATTGGAAGTGACTTATGAGAAATCAGACCTTGCTGATGGTTCATACTTCGTTGGTTCTAGAAGTGGAGACGGAACTGACGGAACTGATGAAACCACGGCTAGTGACCCAACAATTGATGTGTATTCTAGGATAGTCACAGGTTGTCAAGTCAATACCATGACTCTGAACTTTGAAGAGGGAATGGAAGTAAAGACATCCTTGGATTTGGTTTCAAAGGGGATGTTGGATGCTCCTCTGGGGTATGTTCCAAGGAACAATCAGCGAGACAATGACTCATTGTTGAACAGGAGAGGTGACCCACACGATAGACCCTACTTGTTTTCAGATGGGGAAATAACATTGTTTTCTTCTACATTTGCAAGAATCAAATCAGGCTCCTTGACTATTACAAATAACCTAACTCCACAGAGATTCATGGGTAATTACAATAAATCTGTTATTTCTACTCATATTCCGGGTCAAAGGCTCTATGATTTCAACTTCACAATGCTCATCACAGATACTAAAGTGTGGGATGAGTTGCGAAAAGAAGGTGAGGTTCTTACTGGGGATGGACAGATAAAACTGAAGTTCTCCAAGACAACTGATGACTCCACTCTAAATGAGAACGATTACATTGAATTGGACTTTAGAGATTTCATAGTTTCGACTGTAGACATACCATTCCCTGAAGACAAGGGACCATTGGAAGTAGCGGTCACTATGTCTGCAAGGACTCTACAATCTGCAAAGTATCAGGGTCGATGGGTTATAATTAACCAAGATAATTAGGAGGTATTCACAAGTAGAATACCCCAATATAGAATTTCCACCAACATTCGTTTGTTTGTTTGTTGGTTTTTAATGTAGGTGGAAAAAATGAAAGTAGTGAATGATAAGAACGTGCTGTTTGCAAAAATAGAAAGTGAATGCCATGAGTTGAGGGTTAGCCCTGACTCAGATGAAGTCCTGAAAGTGTGGATTAAACAACCCACATGGCTTCAAGTGGAGAAGGCAATGTCTACAATGATGAACCTTGATGCTCAACAAAATGTAGATATTGATTTGATGAAGTTGTATAAGTATATGGTTGAGGAGTTTGTCGAAAAGACAGAACCTGAATTGAGTCCTATAGACCTTCTTCGATTGAACCCTTTTGTTGGTAATCAATTGAAAGATATTCTACCTAATCCTTTTGAAGACATGATGGGGGCTGATACGGGAAAAGCAACGTAATACGCAAAGGATTGCAAGGCAGGGAAATAGAGCCTAAAATGGCTCTAAGACTGCTATTGTATTCTTATTGTTCGATATTCAAGATAAGTCCCAACGATGCTAAAGACACTCCTTTGGAGTTGATGTTGGATATGATACATATCCATTCTGAAGCAGAAAAAATAAAAGCGCAAGAAATAGAGAGAGAATCGAAGAGGTTGAAACTGGGGAAGTAGAATGGCAAAAAGTGATAAAGACACTGAGGAGTATATTTACAGTGTTGCAGATGCAACTGCCGAACTTACCAATGCAATGTCTAGTTATCGAGAAGAACTCATCAAGAACATAAACTCCTCAAAGACATGGAGCATTGTTAGCCGAATGACTTCGGGTAGCGATTTCTGGAAAGTCCAAAACAAATTCAGGGCTTTGACTACTGCAATGGTTCTCTACAACGACACTCAGAAAAAGTCAATTGAGCGTTCTCAGCAAATGGGCAAGGCTCTAACGAACTATGCTAAGATTGCTAAGAAAGTCCCTTCAATGGAAGATTGGTTGAGTGGAGGCAAGAAAACCAAGAAAATCAAAAAGAGCAAAGAATACAAAGCCATGTATGAAATGCAACAGGAGATACATGGTGAAGGTTCTGATGAAGCAAAGAAGGCTACTGACAAATATTTTGCTGACCAAATCGCTGCTCAAAATGAAATTAAAGAGACAATGAAGAAACGAATGATTAGGGAAGAACAGTATAATAAAATGAATCCTGTTCATAGGTTCTTTGCCAAGATGAAAGACAAGTTGGCATTCGCAATGAAATTCCTAGGTGCGTTCTTGAAAGCAGCGTTGGGGATGTTCCTCAAATTTACCTTGTGGTTCTTACTGCTAATGCCAATTATTGCAGTGGTTGTTAAAATATTCAAGGAGTTAAATGAGAGATTTGACATTGTTGGAAAGACTATTTGGCTAATCAAAGGTATTTTCAAAGCATTAATGGCGTATTTGACATTCATGTTTAAAGTTGCAAGTGCGGCTTTCAAAGGAGACTTACCCAAGATTTTCAAATTATTGTTTGAGCCTTGGTTGATGCCTATTGTAGATGGAATAAAATGGATAGGTGTAAAATTTAAGGAAGTGGCAGAAAAAATTGTAGGTATATACAAATTCGTTTACATTGATTTACCGATTCTTATTGTCAAAAAGGTAGTTGGTTTTGGTAAGAACATGGTTAAAGCCATACTAAAGATACCCAAACGAATAAAACACATGATTCAACTACTACCAAGACTCCTAATTGCCGCTCTCAAAAGCAAGTTATCTTTCTTATCAACTGGCGGTCCTGCTTCAGGACTAACGGTAGTTGGTGAAAAAGGGCCGGAACTACTGAATTTACCGGCTGGCGCAAGAGTGCATTCTAACGGCGAAAGTAGGTCTATGGGGGGTAATACCATCAACGTGCATGTTAATGGCCGCGTTGGGGCTTCTGATGCTGAAATAAGGGATATTGCGCAGAAAGTTGCTAGGGAGATAAATTTGCAGATGAGTAGAACGAGTAATACGGTAGGTAGGTTCTGATGGCAACGCTAAATCATGATGCTGTAAACTTCCGAGTGTTCGTGGAACTTGCTCGTAGGAATGAGGTAGGAACTGGTTCCGTGAATAGAATTCCACTATTAGTTGAATCAATCAATATCACTACTGCTAAACAAGTAATGAACATGGGTGTTCCTTTCTCAGGAGCAGTCAGAGGTGAATCTCTCAATTTGGCATTTGACATGGGACAGGCTAGTAAGACAATTAACATCTCAGGTGTTCTAGTTGGTCAAAACATCAAGAAGCAGAAAAGCACAGATGTCGCTGCGACAAGCACGAATCTAACTGCTTACGAACTGGCACAATTGATGCATTCATACGTTGACTCTAGTAGTTTCCAAGATGACCAGAACATGAGCAAACTGATTATCTTGATACCAAGTAGAGCAGATGAAAATTTCGCATATCACTCTAATGATACTGAGGATGCGGATATTCAGGATTTACCATTGATTCCCTTTACTTGGAAAAATAGAGGATATGACAATGATTTTGCCTCATTAGGCGCAAATAGCAAGTATTACGATGAATATACGAATGCAACTAGTGGTGAGAACAATAGAGATGATGTGACAATAGGAGTGACTGGGTTCATCCGTTCTTTCAATACGACCTTTGCTGGAACAGAAGTAGATTCATGCACGTTTACTCTTGACTTTGAAGAGGCGTTGGTGATAGCAGACAACTTCTTGGATTGATAAAAATGGTAAACGCATATGTTGGCAACCCATACAAATTGGTTTTTCCACTACTATGCAATGGTTATCTAAACATTGACTATGAAGGCTCTATTAATCACCCGACTGATGCTAAGGAATCTTCAGGAGTGTTGGTTAATGGGGCAGTTGGTAATGGTTCTTCGACTAATATCGCAGTAGATACAGTTGACGCAACCACCAAATTCTCGATTGGAGACAATGTATACGATTCAAGCAATGCACTTGTTGGGACTGTTAGCGCAGTGACAGCGACCCAAATCACGCTATCAGCGAACAATGCCCAAGCATTGGACAATAACGAGAATCTAAAGAAGAACATCACTCCTACTTCGACACTGAGAGATAGAAGTATATGGGCGCATGATGGCTCTTTTACTCTTGAAGCAATATTCACTCCATATGACGTTAATGGAACAGCAAATAGAACACATTTTACTGATGATTACGGAGGGGCAGTTGCTACTGATAGGGAGAAAGAAGGTAGGTTGGATTCACAGAAATCCCCTCCTTATCCAAGTGACCTATATTCTAACAGGGATACGGTCTATGAAAGCGTCAGCATCTTAGGAACTAGTGCTTATCTAACTCAAAAAATGATGTTATTCAATAATCCAAATCTAAAATTGTATTTACAGAACACTACCTCTAGTTCCTATAACCAACCTGCTGAATACAAGGTTGTTGCTGAGATTAAAGATGCCAATGCTCAGACTTTGACGATTTCAAGCCCAACTGTCATAAAGTCGAATTATACATTGAACGCCTTTTATGATGAAACTGGATTCTACAACCAACACACTACTTCGTTGCAACAAATTACATCATCAGGTAGTTCGGCGGGAGGAAACAAACAATCTACTATTACCGTCACATCTAACACATTGCCTTCTAACGTTGCAGCCGTTAATGCTACGGGAAGTGTGACCATAGCCAATAGGAACGGATTAAACACTGATGTTTTTCCGGTTGCTGAATCAACAGTCATAAAATTTGGTTATCAGCCAGTTGCTTCAGATAACACCAACGTAAACAACTACATTCAGATAGTTAGTGAAGATGGTGGAACAACAACTAAATGGTTTGCTAGAAGCACTGGGACAAATGGTGCGGCACTATCGGGTAGCAATGGGACATTCACTTGGCCCGCAGGTGCAAGACAATACAACAGGGGTGAATTAAGTCAAACTGCGGCTAATTTTGCAAGTGCTGTAAATGCCTACAATGAAGGGTTTGCTGGAACTGCCTCAACTCCTGCACAAAATCCCGGCACAACATATGGAGATAACGATACTTATGATGTTACATTAACAACCGAAATACAAG